ATAGCGGTTTTATTTGTATCGATATTGATAGCTATGTAGATAAATCAGAACTTGCACTATTTATTTTAGAACTGACTTTTTTACTTAATCAATAAATCAAACCAAAATGAAAATCAAAAGAAACGTAATCGAAACAAAGGAAGTAGAAATCGAATTTGAACTTCCTTACTTCCTAAAAGTTGAAACAAGTGGCACGTATGTAGCCATCTTAGATGAAAGAAAGACAATAGTAATACGCGATAATGAAATAAGCGCACCGAATTATGCAGGTGATAACTTCCTTTGCGATTCATCTTCTGTGAGAATTACAGCCGAAGAATTTACCCGTAGATTTGACCGCGTATCTGAGCATTTGCAGTCTTTTAAATCACAGTTTTTTAACCAAGCAATATAATGGAAACTAAAAAGAACATCTACCAAAAACTACTCGAAATTCAAAAGCGGGTAAATGGACTTGGTAAAGATAAATCAGCCCTATCATATAAGTATGTAACTGGTGATAAGGTTTTAGGCGAAATAAAGCCTATGATGAATGACTTATGCATCTTACTAAAGCAAGAGGTTTTAAGCATCGAAAATACCCGCCAAGATTACAAGGTAGGAAAGGACAATAATATCCGTGACAAATCAGAAATAAACTCTAAAGTGATGATGCGCTTTACGTGGGTTGACTGTGAAACTGGCGAGAAGGACGAAAACCTATTTGGTGCAAACGGTCAGAATGATTGGGATAAAGGAGTAGGTTCTGCCCTTACTTATGCGGAGCGTTATTTCCTGCTGAAATTCTTTCACATAGCAACTGACGAAGATGATATTGATAACCCTGATAGAAAGCCCGAAGATAAGTCTGTGCCACAAGCTGAAAAAACAACCGAACAACAGGCACCGAAGCAAAAGCCATTACTTGCAAAGGGTAGCGAACAGTGGAACCAAGCTATAAACCACCTAAAAAAAGGAACCGTTACAATGGCTCAGATAAAGGAAAAGTATGTGGTGCTTGAGCCAAACGAAAACGAATTACTTGAACTCATTAAAAAATAAACCATGTCAAAAACACTTTACCAAATCGGCGAAGAGCAAAAAGAACTCTTAGCCGAAATAGAAAACAACGAAGGCGAGATAACAACCGACCTTGCCGTTAAGTGAGTTATTGATATAAATTACGTCCTTTGGCTTTAGGATAGATAGTATGCCTCGCGTTTCAAGTTCCGCGTCTATTTGAGCTATGGTCCTTAGTACCGGCACTTCTAAAATATTACAGTTCGGGTTTTGTGTTACCGATTTCATTTGCCTACGAAGGTCGAATAGTTTCTTTGTGCTGTGTTGAGTGAAGTCGTGGGTTAACATCGTACTGATATTTTTAAAATGATTGGTTGAATTGGTTCGTGTTTAGGTTTCTCGATTTCAAGCGATTTAAGATATTGCTTTACGCCCGATGCACCGCTTTTAATTGCATGGTATTGCTTCATTTTTTCAGAGTTCATGCGGATACAACTATAAGGTTATTTAAATTTATTGATGAGTTACCTTGAACATCCCACTTTACAAAAGCTCTATTGTTTTCAATATCTAATCCATATACTATTCCGTTCTTCATATAAGAACCTATTGAGTAATTTACTTTGCTTCCGATTTCTATTTTTTGAGTTTTCATTTTTCTTTTGTTTTGCCGTTAGCTTCATTGCCTTCGTGGTGCAAATATACAGACATAAACGAAACGACAAAACATTTTGTTTCATTTCTTTTAAAATAGTTTGTTTATACCACCTACTTTATGCACATTTACCAATGAAAGGATATGTGGAAAAACATTTTGTAAAATATTTCAAAAACATTTTTCTATATTTGCCGCATGAAAGCAAAGAAGAAATCACGACCGCTAATCTATCCATTCGATACGATTACAATTAGAAAGCCGTTAATAATATGGGAGTTAGATACTAATAAACGCACAAGCATCGCTACCGCTGCAAGGCAATACGGTAAAAGGAACGGCAAGAAGCTATCTGCATACATTACTTCTTTAGGTGTTAGTATAGAAATATCTAAATAACATGACCCTCACCAAAACCCCCTCAGAATCGCAACAGCAATTTATTGACCGTATCGAACGCGCCTACCACCTCGCTTTAGACAAACGGCATAACTTTGAGGCGAAAGAATTGTATAATCAACTTATTTTGGAACGTAAAAAATTAAACAAATAAACATGAAAATTATCAGCGCAAGCATTGACTTAAACAAGATTGAAAAGAGCCGTATTATCGAAGGTAAAAACGGTGCAAAGTATTACAACATAGACATCATTGTAAATGATGAAAAGAATCAGTTCGGGCAGGATACTTCTATCAGCACCGCACTAACAAAAGAGGAGCGTGAAGCAAAGGCTAAGAAAAATTTTATCGGGAATGGTAAAACCGTTTTTAGTAAGGCTGACGCTCCCACCCGCCCCGCATCGGACGCGGCTAGTGAGGTGAAGGAAACGAAAGATACGATGATTTGCCGTTTACCGTTCTAATACTTGTTGCACTATGCAGCATGGTTCAATTTATTTTGTAAATAATTATTCTAATTACCTTTTTAATATTATCTTTGCACAAAAATAATTGCAATGAAAAAGTGTTTCAAGTGTAACGTAGAAAAAGAATTGACAGAATTTTATAAGCATGGTGCAATGGGTGACGGTCACTTGGGCAAGTGTAAAGAATGCACAAAGGCTGATTCTGATAGGCGCGAAAAGAAACTTCGCAACAATCCAGATTGGGTAGAAAAGGAAAAAACAAGGGCAAGAGAAAAATATCATCGTCTTTATAGTGGAGGCGTTCATAAGCCTACGTGCGAAATAAAAAAGGCTACAATGAAGAGATATAAGGATAAATATCCTGAGAAATACAAAGCAGCGTCTATGATGGGTAGAAAAATAAAGCCTATTGTTCAAGGTAATGAATTGCATCATTGGTCTTACAATATAAAAGACGCTAAAAATGTAATTGAACTTACGCCAAAAAACCACGCTAAAGCGCACCGTTTTCTTGTTTACGACCAAGAGCGCATGATGTATAGGCGAACTGATAATAACGAGCTATTAGACACAAAGGATGCTCATGTTGATTGGATATTTTCGTGCATTATGAATAATCAAGATTAACCCCTTCTAGTATGAGCAACTACCTACCAATATATTTACCGCCACCGTTTGCCATATCTGGTGAACGCAAACAAAGAAATGTTTTGCCAAATCTATTGCGTAATGTAGATTACGATTTGGAATGGCTCCGGTATTGTTTGACGCAAACCTATTTACAGAAAACAACTTTGAGCGATATTGAGAATCGTATAAAAGAAATAGAACAAAGTTTGTAGAATCAATTTATTTTTATAAATTTGCCGCGTATGTTCGAGATACAATTACCAACCTTATTGTCCCGTTGCTTGACCACAGCTCGAACCTGTGCGATACTTCGGGACACTCCTTTTTTATGAGTAAATTTATTGAGCGCGAATCTTACCTTCATAAGTTCGCAAAAAACCTTCTAGCTAATTGGCTAAGAGAAGAAGACCTGTCAAATAATGACCCGTGCAGGTTATTCCAATTTCAATGGCGGTCAAATTATGGAGTATTTGAGGAATTAAAATTCCACGAGACAGATGACCCATGTTATTTTGAATGTTCGGAAGCAATAAAGCATAACGATTCACGTAATCCTTTAGACTGGATTGACAGCACAGTTGATAGAGGCAAAATACTATTTGTTCCGGATATAGTTGTATTCCATAAAGGAAGCCCGAAATACATATTTGAGATAGTTCACACACACGCCATAAGCAATAAGAAAATAATGGCAATATCTAAATTCTTTGGTGGACATTATGTAGAAGTTTATGAAATATTTGCTAGAGATTTATTAGCACTCACCGATAAGCCAAAAGAAATAGCGGCTAGAAAAATTGAAATATAATGGCAGAAAATAAGAAAGGATTCGTCTTGTATGCAGACCAACAATCTATATTCGACAAGCTAACTGATTCGGAGGCAGGTGCATTAATTAAGCACATATTTAATTACGTGAACGATAAAAATCCTATCGCTTCGGACAGAATAACGGATATTTCATTTGAACCTATTAAACTACAACTTAAAAGAGATTTAAAGAAATGGGAAGAAATTAAGTTAAAACGTAGCAATGCAGGTAAATTAAGCGCAGAAAAAAGGCAACAAACCTCAACAAAATCAACACATGTTGAAAGTGTTCAACAAACCTCAACAAAATCAACAGTAATAGTAAATGTAAATGATAAAGTAAATGTAAATGATACTGTAATTAATACAATAATAAAGGCAAAAGAAATGCCTGCGGCAGAATTTGAAAAAATAATCGAAGACAATGAAGACGATTATAATTGGATTGAGCAAATATCAAAACGCTTTGACTTTGCCGATGCCTACGAAGCTAACCAACAAATAAACTACGCCTATCGTAAATTCATTAGAGATAATTTCTTTGCCAAAGGTTTACAGATTTATTACAACGATGCAAAGCATGTTAGAAATTCGGCTGTAAGTTGGTATGAAGCTATTAAGAAACGCCAAGCATCGGAGGCAAAAAGAAAACAAGTCTACTAATGAAAACATTTGAATCACTAAATATTACTGGACTTAACCTTTCGCGCGGAGGCAATCAAAAAGTTATTTGCCCGATATGCACCAACGGAAGAAAAAACAGGAGCGATAAAAGCCTATCGGTAAACATTGAATCTAAAGCCGGACTTTGCCACCATTGCGGGTGGAAATTCAGACTAACTGAAAACGAAAAGAAAGAATATTCACGACCTGCGGAAATAGTAAAATTAGAACTATCAACAAAAGTAATTGACTGGTTTAAAACTCGCGGCATATCTGAACCAATACTAAGACAGTTTAAGGTAACCGAATCAAAACAATGGATGCCCGAAAAAGGAAAGAACATAGCAGGTGAAAGAGCATGTATCAATTTTAACTATTACCGGAAAGATGAACTGGTAAATGTAAAATACAGAGATGCCGCTAAGTGTTTCCGATTATTCAAAGATGCTGAACTGATTTTCTATAACCTAGATTCTATTCAAAATTCAGAACAAGCAATTATCTGTGAAGGCGAAATAGATGCTTTAACATTTGCTGAATGTGGCTTCCCAAATGTAGTATCAGTTCCAAACGGAGCATCAAAAGGCGGAAGGCTTGAATACCTAGATAACTGTATTGATTACTTCCTAACTAAAGAAAGAATCTTTATTGCAGTAGATGGGGACGAAGCAGGTATGTTGCTAAGGGATGAACTAATAAGAAGACTAGGAACTGAAAAGTGTTTCGATGTTACATATCCAGAAGGTTGTAAAGATGCAAATGAAGTATTCCTAAAGTATGGGAAGAATGATGTTCAGAAGCTAATAACAGAAGCTAAAGAACCACCTGTAAAAGGCATATTTCAAATCGAAGACCTTTCAGATTCACTCGATAACATTTTTCAGAATGGATACCCGAAGGCAACACCAATAGGATATAGAGAATTTGATAAGTGCATGACATGGAGAAAAGGTGAGTTCACAATAATAACCGGAATACCATCGCATGGCAAAAGCGATTTCATAGACCAAATAATGGTTAGACTTGCAATAAAAAGCGGCTGGAGGTTTGGCGTATTCTCTCCCGAAAATCAACCTACCGAAATTCACATTATCAAACTAATTGAAAAGTTTGTTGGTAAACCTTACTACCGTTATGACGGCACTCCTTCCATGAATGAATCTGCTAAAGATTACGCAAAGCAGAACATGAATGACAGCTTTTATTTTATGAAGATAGATGAAATTGATTTGACTATTGACGGAATACTGGATAAGGCAAAGGAATTAGTTCAACGCAAAGGAATAGACGCGCTAATTATTGACCCTTACAACTACATCGAACACATACTACCACAAGGTTATTCGGAAACTCAATACATATCGGAACTGCTAACTAAAATAAAACGGTTTAAGGATGTTTATAATATCCATATTATCCTTGTTGCGCACCCGCGAAAGATAAACAAGCTAGGTAAAACACATGACGTTCCAAGCCTGTATGATATAGCAGGGTCAGCGCACTTCTTTAACAAAGCAGATAACGGGATAACTGTTTATCGAAATGACGAAACTGGTAAAGTTGATATTCATATCCAAAAGGTTAGATTCCGTTTTGTTGGTAAAAAGGGAATGGTAAGTTTTACATACGATATACCGACCGGAAGATATGCAGAAGAAAATACAGACCATGATAGCATGATGCAATGGCTAGTGAATGAAGTAAACAGACCAACACTAAGCCCTGTTGAAAGCCACTATGAAGTAGAAAAAGAGGCAGAAGATGATAACGTTCCATTTTAAAAATTAACATAAACAAAACAAACATGAAAAACCAAGAAAGTAAACTCCAAATCGAATGCGTTAAATGGTTCCGACTACAATACCCACAATACGCTTCACTTCTTTTTGCTATTCCAAACGGAGGGAAAAGGAATATCATAACGGCAACTATCCAAAAACGCGAAGGGGTATTGGCAGGGGTAGCAGATTTATTTCTAGCAATGCCGCACTTTAAACCAACGGCTGAATTTGATAGCATTTACAGCGGTCTGTTTATCGAAATGAAATTCGGTAAAGGGAAACAATCTGATGCTCAATATGCTTTCGAGAATGCAGTATTGGGGCAATGCTTTGCGTATGAGTTAATCTATGACTTTGACACATTCAAAGAAAAGATAGAAGCATACATTCAGGATTAATTCGCAGCGAATCGGAATTTATTGCTATTTTTGAGGCTTCTAAATTAGACAGTTTTAGATGAAAGGGAAAAAAACAGGAGGGCGCGTTAAAGGCTCAATAAACGAAACAACTAAGCAACTTAGGACAGTTAAGGAGGTTGTGTTAAATACTTTCCTTAAAAGGGAAGAAAACCCCGAAACTTCTTTAGAGGCTTTTGCTGATGAATATCCGAAAGAGTTTTACAACATAGCTTCTAAACTTATTCAAACGGAGGTTAAGGCTGTGGTGGAAGTTATCAAAGCAGAACTACCTCCGTTCATGAAATCTAGTGAAACCGAATCCTAATTTCACCTACCTTCACGAAAGGGTATTAACTCAAAGGGTAACGCTTTTGCAGGGTGGAACTCGTTCTGGCAAGACTTACTCCACCATTTACTTTCTAATTGATTTTTGCCTACTCTACACAGGCATGGAGATTGATATTGTGCGCGATACTTTCACCGCTTTAAAAGCTACGGCATGGAAGGACTTCATGGATGTGTTAATGAGTTGCAATCTTTATGATGAAAGAAACCATAACAAGACCGACCATAGCTACATGCTTAACGGAAATACCATTAGTTATTACGGTGCCGATACACCAGACAAAATACACGGACGCTCCCGCGATATCCTTTGGATAAACGAGGCGCACCAGTTCCCGCAACAAACAATCGACCAGTTATTTCCTAGAACTCGTTACCGTATAATTTGCGACTACAACCCAGCTTTAGGTTTGGAACATTGGCTAGACCAATACATCGCCAAATATCCCCCAATGATTACAACTTACAAGGACAATCCGCACCTAACAGAATTTCAGGTTGAGGATATTGAAAGCAGGAAGGGTAATAAATATTGGTGGGCTATCTATGGCAGTGGCGAAAGGGCAGCACGTGAGGGCGCTATATTCGATAATTGGAGTGTAGGTGAGTTTAATACTTCACTAGCTTATTGCTACGGGCAAGATTACGGGTTTAGTATTGACCCTACTACACTGATTAAGGTTGCGGTCGATAAGGCAAAGAAGATAGTCTATTGCCATGAGTTGCTTTATTCAAATAGTAGCATGGGAACCGATGCCATTTTACAGGCTAACAAATCTTTGATACACAAGCCAAATGATTTAATAGTTGCGGATAATGCAGAGGGGCGTTTGATTAGTGACCTCAAAACAAAGGGGCTAAACATTATACCATGCACGAAGGGGCAAGGATCAATACAGGCAGGGATAACAGCGTTACAAGATTTCAAAATAGTTATAACGGATTCAAGTAGCAACCTCAAATCTGAATTAAGTAATTATATTTGGAACGACAAAAAAGCAGGTATTCCGGTTGACGCGTTCAATCACTTAATCGACCCTATACGATACGCTTTTAATTATTTAAACACATCGCCTCGCAGACCATCAACAGGTGCGGGCGCTCGAATAGATTGGGGGTAATATGACAATAGAGCAAAAGTTTTACGAGGCTTATCGGGATAGTGAGATTAGGCACATGCACCCGAAAGAAGATTTAGTCTTTGCGTGTAGCAAAAAGGACTTTGATTTATACAAGGCGCACATGATTGATGTTATGAATATTAAAACAGGCGTTTGCGCTTTTGTAAATTCACTAACATATTCAGGCATTGAGTTGAAAATATTAGACACGGACGCTCCTAAAATAATTCTGATATGATAGAGGTAAACATTAACGAAACACCGTATTCTACTCGCACAAACTGGAATGAGATAACCTATTCCGGCTATTGCGATTTGGTGAAGGTAGCTGAAAAACCTTTTGCAGAAAGGCTTTCAGTCTACACGGGTATTACGATTGATGACGTGAACCGAATGAAGTTAAAACAGTTCGCCCTACTTAGTGAAGTAGTTGAGTTTATGGATGACTTCGAAAGCGTTAATGCGTTTGCAATCGGTTACGAATCGGACGTTAAGATTAGCGAGCAACCATACTGGAAAATTGAGAAAGCTAAACAGTTACTAAAGGACGTTAAACAACCTATCCTAGTGGCGGGTGAAATAGTTAAACTATACACCTCCGACAATGAAGGTGAAGGTGGAACGGATATTTCGGATATGCCAATTACTGAGGCAATCGGGATGGCTAGTTTTTTTTTGTCCAACTGTCAAAGTTCTTTGAGCGATTCAAACGCTTAAATGATTACACGCCTAGCGATGATGAAATTGAGGCGGGGTTGAATAGGCTAACTAACTTAGCCGCGTTCGGCACTCCTCTATCCCTTGCAAGGAAAACAAACATGACACCCGAACAGATACTCATGCGCCCTGCTGAGGAGTGCTACATGATTCTGCTTTACGACTTCGAGCAGTCGGAATACGAAAGGAAGCTACGCAAAATTAAAGAAGATAACCAAGCGATTGCAAACTCACTCAAATAGAATAATACAATTAGCATAATCAATTTTACTGCAATTATCTTTGCGTTATGACTTATCTTGAAACGGTGGACTTTATTCGCGGCATCGCTAACGAGGTGAATGTAAATGGCGACTTCATTCATGGTAGGCGTGTGGATGGTAGTGCAGGTT